GGATGGCCATAACCTTTCTTGATGATTCTCAGGTCAAGCTGACAGAGCATTCCCAGCTAACCATAGACGAATACATTTATGACCCAGACCCTTCAAAATCCAAGATGGCCCTTACCTTTGGGCTGGGGACTGCTCGGTTCATTAGCGGCAAACTCAACAAAATAGACAAGCGCAATATATCCCTTAAAACCCCGACAGCCGACATAGCTATTCGCGGCACTGACTTCACAGCTACCGTGGACGAGCTAGGGCGCAGTCTAATTATTCTACTTCCCGACAAATATGGCATTTCTAGCGGAGAGATTGAGGTTATTACGGCGGCGGGTACGGTTTTACTTAGCAAGCCCTATGAGGCCACCACAGTATCAGTTTACGAGTCTAGCCCATCCAAGCCTGTTATCTTAGACCTCTCACTGGAGTTTATTGACAACATGCTCATCGTGACACCCCCAAAAGAAGAGGTTGTTGTAAGGGAGGAACAGGTCGCAAGTAAAGCTAGCATCCTTGACTTTAATGGCCTTGATATAGACTACTTGAAAGAAGATTTCTTATCGGATGAAAACCCAGAATTTACTGAGCTAGATATAAACTATCTGGATGTAAACTACCTTGAGGACTTGCTCAATATATTGGATGCCCTAGGAGTGGAGGAGGAAGATGATAAACTGGCTCAGGTTTCAGGGGTAACGGTAACGGGGACTAGCTTAGGGCTAGACGCAGAGACTCAAATAAAAACCCTCATTACAGGCCAAACAATCAGCTTAATGCGAAGTGTTAGCGAACACGCCAGAATAGACCTTAATATTGCGGGCGGGTACACGGTAATACTCATACAGGACGGCATATCTAACATCATTAAAATTAACGGTGGTGACTCAACCATCCGCATATTACAGGGGGGTTAATGAAAAAAATCATCATAACCATCATAGCGGGGGTGTTATTTTCCGCGCTCGTCTATCAGCCGACCATTGTAGAGATTATAAAACTGCGAACCTTTGACTATTTTGTTCAAACTGAGGAACCTACAGGGGCTATCGTACTGCTCAACCTCACTGAGTCAGACATTCACAATGAAGGTGGATGGCCATTCCCTAGGGAGCGGCTGGCTGAAATTCATATTGATCTATTGAACGCGGGCGCAATATCGGTGTCGTGGGTGGCAGTGTTTAGCGAGCCCGATAGGTTCGGGGGCGATGCCTATTTTGCTCAGGCACTCTCTTATACCCCCAGCGTAATCGCTATGTTTGAAACTGAGGGCTTCAAGGAAATGCCCAAAACTGAGGGAACAGTAATCCTAGGCGATGATATTGGAGGCATAAAGGCTCAAGGGGTGACACAAAATATACAGGTTTTACGAGATGTTGCGCTTCAGGGAATAGTGTCTGCGCCTGTAGATGTAGATAATTTAGTGAGAAGAATGCCTCTATTAATGCGTAGTCCCGATGGGTGGATGGCTAGTTTTGGGACTCAATTACTAAAAGCGGTCACAGGAACAAGCACCTACGTCATTAAAACTAACGCTACCGGCATTCAAGAGGTAAGGGTTAAACAGCTAAACCCTATTCCAACAGACAGTGAGGGGCGCGTATGGGTTAACTGGGTGGCTACGGACTCAACCTCATTAAAGGATATGGATGTAGCGGGGAAGGTGGTTATCGTAGGCACTACTGCAAAGGGCATCCTGCCTCAAGTGGCTACCCCAAAAGGGCTTTTATACCCCCATCAAATACAGGCATCGCTAGCGGAGACTATAATTCACGCCTCAGAAAAGCCTATGCCAATGATACCCAGCGAAGCACTGCTCTATGAGATGTTAAATTTCATCTTCGGGGTGCTACTGGTCTTTATATTTATAAACTATCTAGGGGTGTATCTAGGCTTGGCCCTATCTGCGGCTTCAATTGTAGGGGCGGGAGCGTTTGGCTTGATGCTAATCGGCAAGGGGATACTGGTAGACGTTACATGGACGATGGTTTCCCAGTTTGTTGTGGCATCGGCTACGTTTTACCTGAACTACAAAGAGCAATACAAGCTGAGACAGCTAATCAAGAAGCAGTTTGAGCATTATTTAGACCCAAGACAGGTAAAGCGACTGCAAGAAAACCCCGACTTGCTCAAGTTAGGCGGCGAAAAGCGTTACTGCACGTTTCTATTTACTGATGTTCGCGGGTTCACTGCCTTATCCGAGAGGGTAACGCCAGAGGAGGTCGCTTATATTATGAATAAAGCCCTTACAGCCCAGCAAACCGCAGTCGCAGAATGTCATGGCATGGTAGACAAGTACATCGGGGACGCAATGATGGCTATATTTGGAGCGCCTATGGACCTAGAAAACCATGAGGATTGGGCTATCAAGTGCGCGAAGCAAATAGGCAGGAATATGGATGAATTGAATTTAGAGTTTGAGGCCAAGGGATTGCCGCCTATTAAGATAGGCATCGGGATAAACAGCGGTGACGCTATTATTGGGAACATGGGCTCAGATCAACGCTTTGACTATACCGCCATCGGTGATGCGGTTAATATAGCGGCTAGGCTTGAGTCTGGGACTAAAGATGCAGGGGTGGATATATTGATTGGAGAGGGGACTGCCCATAACGCAAATTGTAGGTTACAATCCGTTCAAGCTATCACGGCTAAAGGGAAAACTAACAAACTAAAGGTTTTTACCATTGAAAAACATAGAACTTAGCAAGATAGAGGCACACGAAGCGTTGTGCTTGCTACGGTATGAGAGCATTGAAAGACGACTTAAATCAGGCGATAGGCGTTTTGACAAACTAGAATCTATGTTATGGGCGGTTTATCCGTTCATGCTGGCGTGTCTTGCCGTAGCGAAGTTTGCTTGATACTATTGACCTGCAAATTCAAAACCCCAGCAGGGGATAATTACAGCAGAGGCTATTATGGGTAAGGCAAAAGATAAAGCAGGCGTTACAGATACAGTGGCTATTGAGCATACAAAGGGGGCTGACGCATCCAAGATTGAATTGGAAGCTGAGCCACAGGTATTTACATACGCCGACTTTGATGAGGGCGTTCAGAAGCAATGGCCTGTACAATCAATTAGTCCAGAATGCGGCAAGGTTATTCATAGGCTTCAAAAGCAGCAGTCAGATTTGGATGTGATGCAAATGGATGCGAATGACCTGCTGGCGGCGATTGACGCTAACAAGCAAAGGATACGCAAGCTTTTACCTAGCGATGATCTTGCAGTAGTGACCGCACTGGAAAGGCGCGAGGAAGCAACTCACTAAGAGGGCCGATTATGGCTGGCATTACAGTGGAGACACAACCGACAACGGAGCCCTTATCAGGAAGTGAGATAAAGGCTTATTGTAGGGCTGACAATGATCTTGATCTTGATGCTTTGTTGATGATGGGTAAAACCGCCCGCCAATTCTGCGAAGAGTTTACCAATAGAGCCATGCAACTTCAGACTTTAAATCTATTTTTAGATTCTGGCGTAGATCAAAGCGGCCCCTTATGGGAGGGTATGAAAACAGGCCCAGACCTAAATCACTACAAAAACTATATCACCCTAGCTAGAAGCCCAGTAAGCTCGGTCACAAGTGTTGAGACTTTTGATGATAATGATGTGGCGACCACGTTTGATGCCACAAAATATTACGTTGATACCCTTAGAGAGCCCGCTAGGATAACGCTGAGAACTGGTGAGACATTCCCGACAGCCATGCGAGTGGCAAACGCCATTAAAGTCACCTACATCGTGGGTTATGAGAATGTAGGGCTAGTCCCTGAGCCTTTAAGGTTAGGAATGCTGATGCACGTTGCTTATATGTACGATCAGCGCGGGGATATGAAGGATTACCAGCAAACTCTAGCGATGCCACCTATGATTCAAAAGCTCTACGCTCCCTACGTTATACATGGGGGCATGGGTAGCTCTGTATTGATGGCGACAGGGTAATGTCAAACTCTGGCGCATCTACAGGTGCAATGCGAAAAGCCATCGTGATACAGGTTGTTGCTAGTACAACTGACAGCGGTGGCGGGCGTGGGGTGGTTTGGTCCACGTTTAAGACCGCTTTCGCGCACGTTCAGCAACTTTCAGCGACAAACAAGTATACGCAAGGGGTTATTGACGAGAAAGGCGCATACACCTTTACAATGCGTTATACGGCAGGTATCACAAACTCCCACCGAATCAGCTACGATTCAAAGCTATTTAGCATCACCTCTGTCATAAACCTTGATGAGCGAAATAAGTATTTAGTCATTAAGGGTATGGAAGGGGTTGCCGTATGAGTTTTGTTATCGTTAATGAAAAGCAATTTATAGCGAAGCTAACCAAGAGGCTGGTTGACGCTCCACTGGTTCATGCTAAAAGAGCTGTCTTGCTTGCCGCCAATGAAGTTAGGAATCAGGCTATTAACTCTATAGCTAGAGGCGCGAAGAGTGGGGGAGTAGTTAAAAAATACAACCCTAGCCGAACACACCTGCAATCTGCCGCAGGGCAAGCTCCCGCAACTGATACTGGTTTCCTAGTCTCTCAAATTAGCGCATCAGCTTACGTTCAGGGAGCAACGGCTATAGGGGAGGTTGTATCAGCGGCTCCTTACTCAAAGTATCTTGAATATGGCACTGTAGGTATGTCAAAAAGACCTTTTATGGCCCCCGCACTAAGGAAAAGCTCTAAAAAAATAAAAGCAATTTTTATTCGTGAAGGGTTGCTAAATCTTAAAGGGGCTAAGAAATGAGCATCCACCAGTTTGCATTGCAGACGGCAATTTTCACGTTGCTGTCCGCAGATAACAATTTAACAAGCACTTTAGGTGCCAGCGTATTTGACGATGTTCCCGAGGAAACAGCCTACCCATACGTCCAGATAGGCGAGGATACGGCTATTGACTACAGCACTAAAGATTTGAATGGTTCAGATGTTTCAGTTAACTTGGATGTTTGGAGCAGATATAGAGGCAGTTTGGAGCTTAAAAATATAATGGACAGGATACATACTCTGTTGCATGATAGCAGTCTGTCCGTCACTGGAACCAACTTTATCAATATGCGGTTTGAGTTCAGTGATACAATCAGAGACCCAGATGGGATTACTAGGCATGGAGTAATGAGATTTCGTGCAATTATGCTAGGTTAATGTACTCAACGAAAGTTGATAGGAGAATTTAGATGGCGGCACAAAAAGGTTTAGACTTACTATTAAAGATTGATATTTCAGGGACGTACACTACCGTTGGTGGCCTACGCTCTACATCAATCACCATGAACGAAGAGTCCGTGGATGCTACTAGCAAAGACTCGCTAGGCTCTCGCACCCTACTTGCGGGCGGTGGAGTTCAAAGCATATCCATTTCTGGCTCTGGTATCTTTACTGATTCAGCGGCAGAGGTTGCGGTTCGCACTGCTTATGCGGCTCAGGCAAATACCACTGATGGCTCAACAGGTCAAACAGCGGCCTTTGAGAACTTCGAAGTAATCGTTCCTGATCTGGGCACATTCACTGGAGCATTCCAAATTACATCGCTGGAATATGCTGGCGAATACAATGGTGAAGCGTCTTATTCTATATCCTTAGAGTCAGCGGGCTATACTACGTTTGCATGATGATGGAGGTGAATGATGTCTTGGACTGTAGCTAAGGTAAAGGTTAACGGCGTTAAAACGGCTGGAATGATTAAGGGTGACAAGGTAACTTGCGCCTGTCCAGAGGGCTTTACTGAAGCAAGTGAAATGATGATTAATGGCAAAAAGCACGACGTTGTGGATTGCCGCCTTGACGCTAGAGATGGCGTTTTACACCTAACAGTCGCAAAAGCGGCTACTAAAAAGGAACAGTCAGATGACAAACCCGTTGAAGGGCGAGCTACTTCTTAAACTTGCAGGTAAGGATTACAAGTGCCGATTAACCATTGATGGCATTATCAAGATTGAAACTGAAATTGATAAGGGCATCATCGCGATCACTCAAAAATTAGCCTTGGCCGATGTCCGGGTGGGCGAGCTTGCTATTGTATTGCTTCATGCTCTTAGAGGTGGAGGCAATGACGTTAATATGGAAGATGTTAAAACCATCATTCAGAATGCGGGCATAGTAGAGTCATGTACCGTAGTCGCAAAACTTTTAGCAAAATCATTGAGTGACCCATCATCGGAGGGCGGTGACTCAAAAAAGGCGTAGGTGACGAGCTTGAGCCCATACGTTGGATGCGATTCTTTGAAATATGCGTAGGGATGGCAGGGGTTCAGCCAAGTGAGTTTTGGGATATGTCGCCTATTGAAGTCTACGCAACGCTCAACGGTTTTAAGGAGTTTAACACTACGCCAGATAAGGATAGTGGCCCCTTAGATCGGAACAGCCTTGAAACGCTAATGGAGTTATACCCCGACTAATGGCTACTGAAATTGATGAACTCGTCGTCCGTATCAAAGCTGATACCAAACAGCTTAATAAGGCATTAGACGATGTAAAGAAAAAAACCAAAGATGCAGGT